GCCGCCCCAACAGCGCCACCAACAGCAGCGCCAAGCGCTACGTAGCTTGTTCCTCCGGTGTAAAAACCGATGACCGCACCAACAATTGTTCCGACCCACTGGCCGACTGACTTAGCCATGCGTCACCCCGACGAAGCGATAAATTGACACAACCCGCGCCGCCCATTTTGGCGTGTAGTCGTGTTCACAGACGGTTGCCGCGACCGCGTAAGCGTGTATCAGGGTGCGCCCGGTGAAGATTGCCAGATGCTGCGGCCCGATCGAAAAGCGCATCAGCAGGATATCGCCTGGCTGCATTTCGAAAACACGCTCTAGCCCCGGTTGCTCATCAAGCGCTGCCTCAAGAAGCCCGCCGAACGGCTCGCGCGGATAGCCTTCGTGGTCGATGGTGTCGACGCGGTTTTCCGCAGCGACGTATAGAGCGAGGCCAGCGCAATCCAGAGCCACGCCAGGCGTGCGCCCCTGGTGCCTGAATGGCGTGCCAACTGCTCGGCGCGCTGAGGCGATGATGTCGTCAGAAGTCATCGCTTGTTTCCGACTTGGGCATAGCTTGACGAAGTAGGAACGTCCGGGAATCCGCCGAAATTCGCGATGTTCGCCCACTTGTCGCGGCAGTCGTCAAGCCGCTTGCGGCAACCGGGCGCCATGCTGTAGGCGTCACCAACGATGACCGGATAGTAAAACGGCTCGAATACCGTGATCGTGCCGTTGGCGGCATAGTCCTGAATTTCGCGCGGCTTGAGGCCGGCATTTGCTCCCGAAGTGAACCAGATTTTTCCGAGGCCGTACCAGTCCGCAGGCTCTCCCCTGGACGAATCGCGCACGACGAATTGACTGGTGACGCTGGAGATTGTCCCGGTAGCAAGCGAATATGTCTGCTTGCACCCGGCGTATTCGGTGCCACCAAATGTCTTGGGGCACGTCACAAGGATCGAGCCGCCGGCCGATTGATTGAGAGCGTCAATCAGGCTCATCTCTTCGATGGTGAACCTGTTGTCCTCGAATGTCGTTTTTCCGAGAACTGATGCGGTAATCGGTTCGTAATCCTCGATTGGAGCGAGGAAATTGACGCGGAACAGGTAACACTTCGCGCCGTCAAAAATGCCGCTCATGATGGCATCGCGCGTAATTCCTGATGCGTTCATGATCCCCTGAAGGTCAACCGCGGATGGGGAAAAACTCGCGGTTTCCTGCACCCCGGAAAAGTCATACCCGGCGGCGGCCCGATAAACCTCAGAATTGCTCATCGTCAGGTCGACCGAGTATTGCGTCAGGCGGACGACAGTACCATTGGTGCACTCAATCCGCAGGCAGGCAGTCGACGTTTCTGGAGGCGCGACTACTGATTTCATGGCCGCAGCAATTCGACAAGCCGGATTCCGTCGGCGGGCCGATAGCCCGGGTAGTCCTGGCCGGCGACCAGCGCGGTATCAAATCGCACAGGAAAGTCGAACTCGAAACCCGCAGTTACTGTTTCGCCGGAATACGGCTTCGCCTGCGTCGTCCCGCCGCTGGTGTAGGTAGAGAATCCGGAAGAGTCGATGTCGACGACGCAGCCCCCGGCGAATGCTGAAATGACCGTAGCCCGCAGGCCGTTGATCTGCGTCATTCCGGCGACGCCGGAGATATAGAACGAATTTCCCGCGGCATACGACGTTCCGCTGAACGTGACCGATGCCTGTGCCGCCTTGGAAATCGCCGATATGGTTCCGGTGGTCGCCGAAAAAGTCACCACTCCGGCAGTCGTGTCGACCGTGAACTCGGTCACTTTTTTACCGCCGACGCCCACGATAACCGTGCCCGCAACCGGCTTGTAAATCGTCCGGTAGGGATACCCGGAAGCCCCTGCCGCCTTGTCCCGTCCGTAGTATTTCCGCAACTGGTAGGCAAGGCCGGAGATCAGCGTCAACGGCTGATCGGTGCGGGTGGGCGTTGACGTTGGGCCGTTGCTCGACCACTCGTCGAAGCAGCGCGCGCGAAATCCGGAATACTTTCCGTGCGCCCGGTGATAGATGGCGCACAGCTCGTCATATAACTCCTGACTGGTCATCATGTACGAAACGTCGAAAGTTCGGCGCGGAAAGGTGTGGCGAAGGAACCGGTCTTCCTGACCGCTGGACGTAGTGGTGATGTCGACCTGATAGTCTTCGGCCCACGAAGACCCGTACCGGATCACCTCAGAGATGCGCTCTTCGAGGAAATCAGACATCAGGCGTACCTCCGCGAGCCGCTCATGAATCCAAGCGCCGTCCGCGCGCCGGCTGCGGCGCTGCGGCGAATCTCGGCAGGATCCCCGGTGGATGAATTAACGTTGACCACGATCGGGCGCTGGCCTCCACTGTCCCTTCCGCTTTTCTGCTGCTCCTTCGTCAACACCCGCTCACCCTTCTGCAGAATCGCCGGCACCTCGTCTCCGGCCAGCCCGCCGCCGTGAAAGCGCGGCGCATTGGCGAACGCCCCGGCCGGCACCATCCGGCTCGACGCCCATCCGCCCGCCGTCACCAGCCCGCCGCTGTGCAGCATCGGCGCCTCCAGCCAAGCCAGATCGGCAGACGAAAAAGGCGTTCCGGAAGACACAGCCCCGCCACCGCCACCGCCGCCGCCAAACGAACCAAACAGCTTCCCCATCCACCCGCCGAGATTCCCCGTCTTGTCCATATCCCCGAACAGCAGCTTTCCCAACTGCGCCGCCGCCGCCTGCGCGATCATCTTCTGCACCGTCTGCGCGAACGTCTCGACGATCGACTGAATGCCCTTCTTCGTCGGGTCGATGAAAAAATCCGCCATCGCATCCTGCATGTTTTTGGCGGCCTGCTTGGCGAACTCGCCCATCTCCTTGCCCTCCCCATCGACCGCCTTCTTGGCGTCCGCCAGGTCGTAGACCTTCGCCTCCTTCTTGCTCAGCGCCTCCGACAGTTGCCCGCGCAACGCCAGCTCCTCCCGCAGCGTCGTCAACTGCGCCTCCGTCGCCCCCCGCTCCGTCGCCAGCGCGATCGCATCCTCCAGCCGCGCCTGCTCCACCACCGAAATCTGCGCCGCCGTCAGCCCGTACAACTCCGTCTCGCGCTCCGCCGTCGCGATCTGCTCCAGCATCGACTGCCGCGCCTTCACGTTCGCCGCCTCCAGCCGCTCGACCCCCGCCGTGAACTCCCGCTGCGCCTTGATCTGCGCCTCCAGCGACACGATATCGTCGAGCCGGCCCTCGATCAGCGCCCGCTGGCTCTTCGTCACCTTCAGCGTCCCCGCGTCCATCTCGAAGATCACCCGCGTCCGCTGCTGCTCCGCCGCCGACTGCTTCTCCGTCGACGCCGCGTCGGCATTCTTCAGCGCGATCTGCTCGTCGAGGCGCTCGATCAATTTCCCCCCCTGATCGACCTTGGAGCCGCCGCCTGAACGCCCGCGCGGCGCCTTCTCTGCGTATTTCTCCTCGATCGCCTTGATCCGGGCATCGATCTCCTGGGGCGGCGCGTTCGCGGCGGAAGCCGTAACCGCAAGCTTTGTCAGCTCCCGCAGCTTCTGCTCTTTTTTGCTCAGCCACTTGTCGCCCTCGCGCGCCCATTCAATCCCCGCCTTCTCCAGCGCCGCCTGCCTCTCCTTTTCCTGCCCGACCTTCTTCTGTTTATCGATGTACAGCTCGACGGCGGAAATCTGCTGCTTGATGTCGCCCTCGGTCAACGAAAAGTCGTACCCCCCCGTCGCCAGTTGCTTCTTCAGTCCCGCCAGCTCCTCCTCCGGCCCCTTGAGGCGGCCGATGTTCGCGGCAGCGCTGACAGCCCCCATCACCGCATCCTTGACCGCCCGCCAACCGCGCTCGATGCTCCCCAGGTTGCCCTCGATCTCGCCCGTCCGGCTGTTGATCGAATCGGCGAAGGTGTTTTGCGCCAGCGTCGCCGCCTCGACCGTCCGCCCCTGATCCTCCAGCGCCTTGATCTGACGGTACACCGACGCCGTCAGGTAGTTGTACTGATCGTTCAGCTTGAGCGACGCCGTGACCGGCTCCTTGCCCAGCTCGGAAAACTGCTTGACCGTCTTGTCGACCGCCGTCCCTGTTTCGCGCTCCATGCGGACCGCCGCCTCGACGACCTTTTCAAGACTCGCCGATCCGACATTGCCGAACGCTACGGCGTCCTTCATAGCCTCGGCCACATGCCCGCGCGTCGCCTTCGTCGTATTCGCCACAGACAGGGCCATGTCGTTCAGATCGCCGGTCGTCTTTCCGACCACGTTTCCGCTCATGATCAACGTGTCGGCGAACGCCTTCGACTCATCGTGTCCCGCCTTGTAAGCCAGCGCCAGACCGCCGACGGCAACCGCCGCCGCGCCGAACACGCCGGTCGCCATGATCGTCTTCTCGACCAGCGACATCGTCTCAACGGTCGCGAATCCCATCGACCCTGACCATTCCGCAATCGCCTGATTAAGGTGGCCTGAAATCGTATCGCGGGCGCCCTGCGCCGCCTGCTCCAGCGCCCCCAGGCCGCCGCCTGCCTGCGCGGCCTTGTTCTTCAGCCCGTCAAGCTCCTTCTCCGCCTGCGCCGTCGCGCTGGCGAACCCGCCGACATCGCCGACGACATCGATCCGCACATCGTTTTTTCCGCTCATGCGCCCGATTACAAACCCGCTCAGGTCGCAAAAAAAGGGGAGGCCGCAGCCTCCCCGTCATGTCACGCAAGCCGGCTACCGTACCCTACATCCTCAAACCCCCACCCGCCGCCTTACCGCCCCCAGCGTCGACCGGATCATCCCCTTCCGCAGCTTCCCGTCGTTGAAAATCTCCGCCTTGCCCTTGCCCAATACCCCGTCGCGCACCTCGGGCGTCATCCGGTTCAGCGCCGCCATCGGCGTTTCCTTGCCCGCCTTGTCCGCCGCGCTCACCTGGTCCGCATAGACCACTTCCACATAACTCAGCGTGTTCGGATGCGCCGGCCACGGCAGTTTCTCCCGGCTCGGATACACTCCCGGCCCCAGCCCGTAGACATTCTGCGTCGCCAGCAGGTCGCAGATATCGTGCTTCGGGTGGTTCGGCGACAGCAGGAAGCGAAACCCCGCAAAATCCGGATGCTGGTCCGCCCCGGCCATGAACGCCTCGCCGTGCGCCCGGTTGATCTCGGTGCGGAAAACCCGCTGCGCCTGGTAGAGCGCCGACTCGCCGCGCCCGGCCAGCAGTTGCGCCGCCTCGCTGCCCAGCGCCGTCGCATTCCCCGCCCCCAGCCGCGCCGCCACCTCGGCCGGCACCGCCTGCCCGCGCGCCAGAAACTCCCGCGCCGCCTGCGCCGACCCGTGCCCCTGCACCACGGCAGACTCCACCGCCCGCGTGATTTCCTCGCGCGCACCCCGGTCGACCCGCCAGAGACGATCCGAAAGCATCAACCCGTCCTGCGCCACGAAATGCCGGACGAAATCTACCGCCGTCGTCGCCACCCGCATTGCCGCAGCCGACTCCAGCCCGGCCCCGGCCGCGCCGATCTCCGCCGCCTGCGTGATTCCGGCCGTTACCACCCCGTCGCGCGTCACCGCCACGCCGTCCAGGATGCCTTCCACTTGCGCCAGTACCGAACGCAGCGCGTCGATCGTCACATTGCCCGCGTTATCTCCAGACCGTGCGATCGTGTCGCGCAGAGCCGCCGCCGCCTGGCCATAGATCCGCGTCAGCTCCTCGCGCCCCACGTCGTCCAGCGTTTCCAGCGCCCGCCGCGCCTCCAGCGTCGCCCGCCTGATCCGCGCCCGCTCAAGTTGACTCATGGTCTTGTCTCATGGAGGAGGGCGCCGTTTGATAAAACAAAACGGCCGATCAGGTCTTGGGTGGTGGCGTAGGTCAAAGAATCGACTCGATCTCAGTAATATGCAAATTGCTGATGGCGAAAGACCCCACCGCGTTCATAGAAATAAGGAGGTTATATGGATGAAGCCCCCCCTGCGATCCGGATACTGAATAGATTCCATAAGGCCGATCTCCGGATGCACCCCCGAAAATTTTTGATGTCGCATCGGCGCTTGACCCGGCCTTTACGATAATCATATTGTCCAGCGTGGACTCATTCGACGCGAACGGCGCTTCCAGAATCAGATACCCGCTTTCTGCTCTGGCAATCGTGTGGTATTCCGAAAATGCGGCATAGGACGAATTCGCTTTGATTGCAGCATTGATTGCATTGGCGATTTCCCAAGCATAAACAGCAGATGCGCTAGCAGCACCCGTCGAACAATTTACGGCCACGTCACCAAGATTTGAAATGTTGACCTTGATGTTGTAGACCGTCGATAAATCCCATGTTTTGTTGGTATCGTTGTCCCAAGAATTCAGGGTGTTGCGGATATACGCCGACTTGCGCTGCGCCATAGGTATCGTGATCAATCTTTCCGTGTGTTTGCTGCGTGATGTTGTGTAGTCTCGGTCGAGAAACCCCCCCACATTTGCTGGCAATTCATTTCGATATTCATAATTTGCCGTGGTGAGTACCGGGTAAAGTTGCAGGCTGAGACCAGTTCCCGACGAGTACGAGAGGGACTCTACCGTCATCCCAACAGAGTAGGTTTTACCTTGAGACAGGTAGACGGTCTGGCTCAAATAGTTATTGCTCGAGGCCGTATCAAACGTTGCTGTAAGGATGCCACCAGAAACAGAAAACGCAGTGGCGTTCGGTGTTCTGAGGCGCCAGCCGGGGATGATGATCCCCGTATTTTCTGACGCAAGTCCGGTCATCGTCTCGCCGGAATTTATGAGGCGCGGGTTGAAAATCCTGTTGATTGGCTTGATCAGGCTTTGGCGAACGGCCATGAAGCCCTCTTGGGTGAGAACGTTAATTCCCGCCGAGTCAGTCAAAGACTTGATCTTTGCGAGAACAGCAGTCAACTTTGCTTCCGTGACGTAATTCACTGATCCTGATGATGAGTCTTCGAAGGTTTTTCCGCTTGACCCGTCAGCAACACTGTGATGAATGAACGGGGATACCACGAATCCAGGACTATCGGCCAAGGCGTCCAAAGTTGCGGTGACCGATGCTGTGGAAATGGTTCCCGAGTCATCATCAAACCCGTATCCACAAATCGCCCATGCCATATCGACAGGCACGGCACTTGGCTTGACGGAATTCTCGACAAACGTAACCCGCGACAAGCGAGAATAATCAGACAGGGCCGGCATCATCAAGCTGGGCGCAGGCCCTCCAACGTCGGAAAAGTTGCGCATGAAAACGCCGTTGCTCAACGCGGTAGATTTTGCTTTTCCGAGCAATTTCCGCCATACGGACTGGATGGGCATCCCCGCTGTGAAATAGGCATATTCTCCATAAGCATCCTTCCATTGTGACGCTGCGATTCCCCCAGAATTGAAGTAGGTCGCCTCCACACCTGACGCATAGGACGCAGAAGTCACCCCCTCGTTGTCGAGCGCAAAACACTCCCACGTCCCCGAAGCGTCCGCGCCGAATGAGCCAGCGTTCACATAAGCAGCCAGTTCCGCCATGGTGTCATAAGCAGCATTCGTGAAATTTAACTCGGCGACAACCACACCATCCATCGTGAGCTGGAGATATTGACCAGACAAAATTCGAGCAAAAGCCGTCTTTGCCTGCGTGCCCTTGTAGCGGATAAGAATTCCTCCGGAGAGTGCGAACAATGCCCCCGTGGTCTTGCAGTTTTTTGCGTTGGCAGACGCTACCCCAAGGGTATATTTGCTCAGTTCTGTTCCGTCAAGCTCAGAGGCGAGAGACATTGCCCACCCTGTCAGGGCATTTACACCCACGGCAAGTTCTGCGAGCGTATCGTAGGATGCGTTTGTCAAATTGAACGTGTGATCAGTCGAATCGACACAGTGCAATACAGGGTCAAGGCCCGTGGTGTATGCCACGTAAGCGGTCGCTGTGGCGTTGGCCCCTGTGTAGGTTAAAGAAAATCCGGTATTGGCCCGGCGCAGTGAGCCGATGTGCCTATTCGCGTGGTTAGTGATTTCAACACCGTCCGCCTGTAGAGCGCGTGCATCTGACCAAGACATTGCGTCTGAACCGCCTATCGCGTGTGAATTCGTATCGGTGTTGACTGTAAGGGTGTACGGCCATAATCCGTTTTCCTTGAACCACTCGTGCTGCGAATCGTACCCGCCGCCTCCGACCACTTGACGATACCCGTGATCCCTGCAAAAAACCACGCAAGGATTTTTTGCGTCAACAAACCCGTTGATAACGCGAGTCCCAAAACCAGTGCTTATTTCCCCAGTGACGGGATTGGCCGTGGCTGTCAAAAACGGACCCGGCTTAATGATTCCGGTTCCACCGCTCAATTCGTCGCCAGCGATGACGCTGACGACGGCCCCACTGGAAAGCGAAGTCACTGTGGCGCGAACATATCTCCACGGCTCGGTAAGCTGCAAATAATCGGTCGCGGTCACGGTTCCTTGCACCGTGATGGTGCTGTTCGCGTCGCTGTTCCAGGCGCCTTCCGGGTCATCCGATACCTCGATCTTGACCGTTGCGCTGACCGACCCCGCGCCACTGACAGAAACCGCCAGCCCGCAACGACTATCAATCGTAAACGCCGTGACCGGGCCGATCCCCACGGAACCCTTTTGATGAAGAATAATCTGCTGCTCTGAGTTTTTCATTGCGGACCTCCAAAAATTATTTGTAACGAAAATGTTCGGCGTTTATGGTTTCCGGATCACGCCGTCACCTCCAGCGTCGCCCGCTCGATCAGCACATGCCCGAGGCTCGTCGTCGCCGTGAATTCGAGCGTGTAATACACCCCCGGCGTCCCGTCCTGCAGCTCCTGCCAGATCGTCGTACCGTCGATGTTGCCCGCCCCGTCGAGCAGCGCGGCCGGCGTCGCATCATCGCCGCGCAGCACGCTCGCCGCCACCGCCGCCGTCACGACCGCCTCGCCGGTCGCCAGCTTCCACGCCATAATCCGTTGAGCCAAAATAATTATCCGCGAGCGCCTGCTCTTTGGTTTTCCAGCGACGCACCGAAACGATGCGGTAATGAACCACCACATAACACCCATTGAAAAAGAAGATGAGGTCGTCCGAAGTCCAGCGCCTGTTTTTTGGGGGAATGTATTCGATGCTGCGAAACCCGCGAAACCCGACCCGCTCGGCATGTCCGAAATGCGGGATCAACCCCCAGAATTCGTGACTCCGCCGTATCCATGCGTAACTGTGACCCCGGCCTTGCAGCCAGATCCACATCGCAACCACCCAGCAATTCAGGCGAGGACCATTCATCGTTTCGGCTTGTTGAGAAAGAAAATCAGGCCGGAAATCATTTGACGTGATCCTTCGCCCAGACAATCAATCCCCAGATGGCAGCCACCGCCGCCGACAGGCCGACCGCGATGCGTCCCATCAGCTTCGAGCCGCGCCACAGCGTCACCAGTTCGTTGATCGCCGGATTCATTTCCGCGTCAAGCGCGATGTGCCGTTCGATCATTTCGCGGATCTCGATCAGCATCTCCCGCGTTTCCCCGAGCATTTCCCGGTTCGCGTCGAGCCGCCGGTGCAGATGCGCGATCGCCTCGCCGTCCAGCGAGCGCTTGTGAATGTGCGGGATATCGCCGTCGCAATCGTCGTCCATCACGAATTCGCGCAAGATCAGCGCCGCTCCGTCAGCATGTCGGTTTTCTTCTGCGACCCGAAGCTCGTCCCCAGCCAGAACCCGGTTGCCCCGGCAACGATCAGCGACAACACCGAAGACACCACCATCGCCCTGATTTCGTCGCTCCATCCCGACATGAACAGCACCGCGCCGACCACCAGATAAGCCAGCGGCAACAGCATCATCGTCACCAGCATCGCCGGCGACAACAGCGGCCTTTCGCGCCCCTCGACATCCGCCTGCCTGGCGCCGGCAATCCCGCCGCCGCCCGCCTCGCCGACCAGCGTGTACCACTTCTCCTCGACCGCCGCCGCGAAGCTGCGCGCTATCTCCCGGTCTCCCTGGATGCGCACCACCGCGCCTTCCGTCGTCTCCGCGCCGGTCACGCTGCGCGCCAGCGCCGCCACCGTCTCGGCGGCCTTGGCGTTTTTCTCGGATTGCTCGCCGCTGCCGAAAATGCGGACCAGCGCCGGCGCCGCCTGCAGCAATGCCGGAATGGCGGCCAGAATGAACGGGGGCATGGAGAAGAATCCTTTCTTCGTTTCGGTTTTCTGTTCCGCGGCTGGAATGGGCGCGGCCTCCGGAATGCTCACAGGCGCCGGAATGCTCACAGGCGCCGGAATGTCCGGCAGCGCGACCGGCTGCGGAATCTCCGACGCCGCGGGAAGCGGCCCCGGCTGCGCCGCCAGAAACTCCAGGCATTTGCTCATCGGATGCGTCGGCTGCCCGTAGGGCGAACCGGGCAGGCTGGCCCACTCGCGGTTGCATGCCGTGATCGCGTTTTCCCACTGGCCGACGATGACGAAATCCAGCGCCTTGCGCCGGTCAATCAGGAACAGCGCCGCCACATCCTGCGAGCGCTCGCTGAAATCCTCCAGGTGCAGCGCCTTCGCGCATTCATCCCAGGTCGTCGTCAGGAACTGGTAAGCCCCCGCCGCCGAAGAAGCGATCGGCTTGCCACCCAGCATCCGCGTGACCTTGTGCCGGGGATGGTCAGCCAGCGATGAGAACCGCTCACCGCCGAACAGCGTGTGATATCCCGCGCCTTCCGTATGGCGGATCAGCGCCAGGAACGCCTGCACGTTCCGGTTTTCCAGCAGCGGAAAATAGTTTCTCATTGCGCTCCTTTTTCCCGACTTTATCCCGCATCGCCAAGCATTTCACGGGGTGCCGCTTGGTTTGGCGAATCGCGCCCGGCCCCCCGATAGCGTGCCCACCGAAACTCCAGCCACCACCGCCGCCAGCTTCCGCTGGTGGCGATCATGCCAAGGTGACGCAGGTTGATAGATCCGCCCATTACGCATCTCCGGGCATCATTGGTTGGCGATCGATGTCGCCGACTCGCCCTTCGGCGCATTGCCAGGCGTGATCTTCACCGCGCCCGGCGGCGCGATCCCGCCCACGGCGCCGGGGTACGGGTCGCCGCGCTGCGCCTGCTCCTCGCGCCGCGCCCGCATCTTCTCGGCGTTGAAGCCCATTTCCTCATCGATCACGTCGTTCGGCATCGCCAGCGCCTTCCACTTCAGCATGCGGTCGGCGATCTGGTTCGGCGTCTCCGTCCGCCGCTCGGCAAAGCCGATGTCGAACTCGCCGGGATCGGCGACCATGCCCTTGAGCAGCAACTGCAGCCGGAAGCCTTCGGCATAGGCGAAGGCCAGCGTGTCCTGAAACACGTCCACCTCCTCGTAGTAGTCGCGCTTCAGGTCTTCCAGAGTGTCGCGCATCAGCCCGTCGGTGTAGCCCATCAAGCCCTTCGGCAGCGGGCTGCCAGCGAAAAACGTATCCAGCAGATGCACCACATCTCCAATATCGCCCAGCGTCGCATCGCCCTGCACCGCCGTCACCGCGCCCTTCTTGTTCGAATAGAAGTCCGTCGTGATCTCGCCCTTGGTCGCCTCGGTCTGCGCCCGGTACGTCTCCAGGTCGCCCGCGCTGGCTCCTTCGAGAACATGCGACAGGCGCAGCGGCGCCCGTTGCCGGCGGCGGATCACCAGATCCTCCTCGGTCATCCGCAGCTTGCGCCACACCTCGCGGCTGGCATCGAGGAAGGGCCGCCCCATCGCCCCCACGTCGTCGAACGAATCCGGATCGAAGCGGCACAGGAACAACTGCCACAGCGGAAAGCCGACCAGCTTGCTCCCCGTCATCACGTCGATCTGCCAGAAAGCGTCGCGCACATCCTTGAAGCGGCCGTCGGCATCCACGTTCGGCAGGATCGTCTCCGACGGCATGCGCACCGCCGCCACCACATTCAACTGCTCGTCGATCACCCACTGCAGCGGCAGGTTGCCCTCCATCGCCAGCCCGCGCGCGTCCGACTTCAGCTTCTCCACACGATGCAGTTGCAGCCGCCGGGCGAAGGCTTCCCACTCCGCCACCAGTGAGCGCTTCGGCGCCGTCTGCGTGAACACCAGCCCGCCCTTCACCGTATCGCGGGCAATCCGGCTATGGATGCGCCGCACCCGGCCGTCCAGCCGGTCCATCTCGCGCACGTCGAGAATCGCCTGGCGCACCTCGGGATCGACCCACATCAGCCGGTACAGGTACTTCAGCGAATTCTCCGGCGTCGCCCGCCGTCCCTGCTCGCTGTCCCGCACCGCCGGGCTCGCCTGCCCGTTCGGCGTGGAATTGGCCACGCCCCGCAACTTCGCCCAGATTTCAGCCAGCCCCATGATTCATCCCTTCAATCAGGCGAACACTCACCACCGCCCGCCAGCCATCGATCAAACCTTCCGCGTACAGGTCTTTGAAGAACGGCAGCATCTCCGGCAGATGCGCCTCCACCCGCGCCTTGTTCTCCGCCACCCGCGCCGCCTGCGCCGCGCTCAACGGCCGCAACTCCGCCCGCGCCACCGGAGACGCGGCCTGCAGCGCCGCCGTCCGGCCCTTCATCCCGGCGTAGGTCGCACTCACGCCGCCACCCCCAGCCCGATCAACCGCTCGTTCATGCCGCCCAGCAACTGCTCGCGCGTCACCGTCCGCCGCCCGATCACCGTCGGCGCATCCTCCTGGCCGCGCGTCACCAGCGCCCACACCGCCGCCATCGCCGCATCGAACAAGTCGTCGCCCAGCTTCGGGTCGGCCATCTTGAAACTGCTGTAGTCGGCCTTGGTCGCCTCGGCCCGGATGTTCCCGAGCTGCCGCACGAAGGCCCGCCAGTCGTCCAGTTCCGGCCGCATGTCGAACTCGTCGAAGTAGGCAATCGCCGCCTGCCCGTTGTGGAAAGCCGCGCGCAGCATCGACGCCATCGAATGCTTGGTCATCCCGCCGAAGCGGATCGGCGAAAACGGCCAGCCCGGCCAGCTCGACGCCGTGCTCGCCCCGTCATTCACCGTCCGCCGATCCACCTCCGTCAGGCCCAACCCGAACAGCCGGTCGTTCAGCGTCGTCAGCATGCCCAGCCCGTAGGCATCGCCCAGCGCGTAATCCGGGTCGAAAAACTCCCACAACCCGGCCAGATCGCGCTCCACCACCCGGTCGTCCGTACCCGCCGGCCATGTCCGCACGAAGATCGCGCACATGAAATTGCCGATCTGCTCCATCACCACCAGCGCCGACTTCGAGGCCGTCGCGCTTTCGCCGTGTCCGCTGTGGTCGTAGCCGAAGGAAATCAGCCCGCGCTTGCGGTACTTCGCCCCGGGCAGCGGCCCGGCCGGCACCAGCCCCGCCTGTAAGCCAACAGCCAGCGCCTTGCGGATGTACTTCTCCCAAATCCAGTTCTGCGACGCGACGTTTTTGCACAAAAACTGGCGCATCCACTCGCCCTCGGTCTGCTGCGCCCGCATCGAATCCGCCCATTCGCGGTTCAGCACCCCCAGCTCGATGCCGAGATAGACATCTACCGCCGGCAGTAGGTGATATTCGCCGGTATCGATCAGCCCCTGCAGCACGTCGGCGCCCTTGTAGACACCAGTCAGCCGGATCTGCGGCTGGAATTGCTTGGCGTCGGCATCCACCCCCAGCCTCCGCTGCGCCCCGAGCATCGGCAGGAATCGCGACAGCAGCCGGTCCTGCGGCATGTCGTCGGTTTCCTCCAGGGAGGCGACAGTGATCGCCTCGCCGTCGATCTGGCTCATGATCCCGAACGCCCCGCACTTCGACCCGTTGGCCAGCGCGTAGCCCGTGTCCTTCAGTTGCCGCCGCCCGTTGCGGTAGCCGACGAATCCGGAAAGGATTGGCGAGCGCCGGATCGCCTCGATGTGATAGTTCAGGTTGTTCTGCGACTGCTGCAAGCGCGGCGCGACGATCCCCTCCTCCTGCGCCGGCGTCGTCGCCAGATGCTTCAGGCAGTACATCTCCTTGATCGCCGTCTTCCCCGTCCGCCGGCACGACACATCGACCGTATTCGGGTGCCGGTCCATGTCCAGGCACTTTAAAATCTGAACGGAATCGAGCGTCACGTTGTGCACGTGCTTGTGGAAAAGAGCGTGGTCGTGGGCATATTTCATGATTTCGGTTTCAGCAACCGAAGATACCGAAATACGCTGGGCGGCTGATAGGCGGGTCATTCAACGCTCGGTGTCATGCCTCACCGCTACCTTGGCAGTCAGGGCACATTTCTTCTCCATCGCCGTGAATGCAATAACCTTGCCCTTGGCAAAGATCATCCCAGCAGACAATGATCGTTCCCGACCCGCCGCAATGCTGGCATTCAAGCGTGCCGTAGCAATCTGTATCCATCATCGTTCCCAGTTCCATCTCTCACCTTCCGTTCTGCTGCTGATACTCGATCAACACCGGGTCTTTCGCCCTCGCGGCGTTGGCCCGGTTCCACATCGCGCCCAGATCCTCCAGCGCCTTGACCTTGCGCTCCTCGAACTCCAGCGCCGATTCGCGCGCTTCGCCGTCGTCCTTCAATTTGCCCAGCGTCGCCGCTTCATCCTCGCCCTGCTTCGGCGTCATCGCCAGATCGTGCAGCGAGATGCCCATGCGCGTGATCAGTTCGCTCACCGGCCGGAACAGCGGATGCGCCACGACATCCGTCACCACGCACTTGCGCCCGTTCTCGTCGAAATACTCGACCACCAGCACGCTGCCGTTCTTGTCCACGTAGGTCTTCGGCACCTGCAGCGTCACCCCGTCGCCGATGATCTGGCGCAGGCACTCGCTCACCGTCGCCATCAGCGCCGCGTGAAAGTCCGCGTAGATGCCCATCAGGTGCTTCGGGTTCTTCTGGTCGAAGGCCGCGCGATGCTTCATGAACAGCACCGTCTGCTTCTCGCAGCACGGCTGCGCCTTGCACCAGGCGCGGTCGACCTCGCAATTGCGGCAAAAACTGTAACCGTCCGGCTTCGATGGGAAGTAGGTCGCCACTTTCGCATTCAGCCCGTGCTTCATGCCATTGAACCGCGTGCGCAGCGCCTCCTCCGGCGTCGGGTGGCCGATCAGGTTCTCGCGCACGCGCGCCTTGCCTTCCGCCGTCCGTGGCCCGGTACAACTGCGCCACGCCTTCATCGCCGCCCGCGCCCAATGCGCCTGCGCCGCCTCCGCCCCGCACTCGCACGGGTGGAAATACAGCCACGGATGCACGTCGTCGCCCTCCGGCGCCTCTTCCACGCGCGACGGCGGCTTCTCGAACGTGCTTTTGCACGCCTTGCAGCGAAAAATGACGGTTTTCAGCGGAGTTTCTTCGCTCATCGCCTGACTTTGGCGGATTCCGCACAGCAAAAAAAGGGCGTAAGCATCATCCGCGCGCCTTGAGCGCCGCCAGCGCCACGTCCTGACACAGCATCAGCCGGTCGAACAGGCGCAGCCGGCGCTTCTTCCCGATGCCCATCAATTTCAGCGTCGCCGGCACCGCCCCGTGATCCAGCCCGACCGGCGCCCCCGTGATCGGGTGCAGCCGCCACTGCAGGCGCAGCTTGAGGAACACCGTCAGCGCCTCCACGTTCTCCGCCCACACCCCGAACACTGCCGGCGCCGGTTCGCCCTGGGCATCGACGAAGGCGCGCGCATCCTCTTCACTGACCCCGAACCTCACCAGATCGCCGATGCGCTCTCCTTCATCCTCGACGCCGCCGCGCAGCCAGTGCCGCACGGCCTCGATCAGTTTTTTTCCAGCGCGCCCACCAGCTCCGCCTCGAACGCGCCGAAGATCGCCTTCGCCGCCTTCGGGTAGTTCTTCACCAGCTTGCCCAAGGCTTCCGCCGAGAAAGACGCGTTGATGTTCTCGCCCTCCCAGCCATCGACGAAGCGCAGCAGGAATTCCGCCGCCGGCTCTTTCGCCTCGCGGCTTTCTTCCAGCATCTTGAAGAACGCTTCGCTGTCCATGTGCCGAAAACGGAAGCGCACCACCACCGGCACCCCGCCCGGCACCGGCAGCGCCACCGGAAAGATGAAAGTCGGCGCCGGATCGATCCTGAAGATTTCGCTCATAGCGCGGTGATCTTGATTTCGTCGTTGCCCGACGACGGCCCGTAGACAATCGAGCAGCCGAGCATCGCGATGCCGTCCTGATCCTGGTATTTCGGATTCAGAATCTGCACGTTCGGCGCGTCGATCTGGAACTTGTTGCCGGCCACCGTCCCGTGGACCAACTGCATCGCCCCGGTCGTGATGTCCTTGATCGATGTCCACCAGTCCTTCGTCGCCACCGTCACCGCTTCCATCATGATATTGCCCTCCGGCTTGCGGTTGGTGATCAGCACCTCGCCCATCGCCGCGCCGATCATCTCGCGGAAGATGACTTCGTTCGCCATGTCCACCGTCAGGCTGTGCGCCCGTCCGGCGTAACCGTGCAGCGTCAGCGTCGGCGTGTTGGTGCGGTTCACCGCCAGCGGCTTCTGCCAGGCCGTCAGCACCACCGTCGGCGCCGCCGCATCCGTCACCGTGTTGAACAGCCCGGTCAGAGAAAACTTCATCGCCGGCCGCCCGTCGCGCGTGAAGTCGAATTTCACCGTTCCGCGCGCCCCGGTCAGCTTGTGCAGCACGCCGTCCAGGTTGAAATACACCGTCACCGACTCGAAGGCGCTGGAAACCGGCAAATACTCCACCTTGACCCCGGCCGAAACCGTTTCTGCGAAGGCGCAGGCCCGCAGCAGCGGCCCCCAGGCCGGCGCCGTTCCCGCCGCGCCCGACCCCGCCGCCTCGATCGTGAAATCGATCTTCGAGTAGAGCCCGGTCGGCAACTGCTCGTTGCTCCCCAGGAACGGCCGGATGTTGTCGCGGTCCACCGTCTTCATTTCCATCGGCCCGAGGTCGAAATCCGAGAACAGCACCGCATTCGCCGCGCCGGTCGGCACCGGGTCGGTGCCATAAACAGTCTCGATCTTCGCCAGCAGCGCGCCCTTACGTTTCAGCAGTGCCATCTTCTTGCTCCTTCATCGGTTGATCCTCGGCCGGCCGGGTGCGCTCCACCAGCACCCGCAGGCCCGTTTCCGGGTCGACGGCATAACTTCCGCCCATCCCGTCGTATTCATCGCTCACGGCGTCACCTCCCAATCCATCGCAAACCACCCATACGGCGCTTCCAGTTGCCCGGAAAACCGCGTCTCCAGCAGGTCGGCCGCCGCCACCGGCAGCACGCCCTTCAGGTAATCCTTGACCTCCTCGGCGAACGCGAATTCCGCATCCTCGACCACCGACGGCAGCGCATCCTCCGGCAGCCGCAACTGCCCGACCACCACCACCGACAGCTTCCCGAGATCCGCCTCGCGCCCCCGGTAGTTGGCATAGGCATATTCGCGGCCGGCAACCAGCGTCAACACCCCGGCCTCAAGATCGACCAGCATCCGCCGGTCGAAATTCAGCAGGTCGCGCGTCACCACCCGCACCGGCAGCGCCACCTGCAGGTCGACCATCAGATCGTTCAGCGCGTCACGCAGTCCCATGCGCCCCCCCGTTGATCTCCGCCACCGCCCGCCGCATCGCCTCGTTCGCCAGTTCGACCACGCGCCCCTTCTTCGCATCGAAAGCCGGCGCCATGAACGGGTACGCCTTCGTCCCCTTCTGATAGATGCCCCAGGCCCAGGCCCGCGAACGCAGCCAGATATCCAGCGCCTGATTTCCCCGCTTCGTACTTCCCGGCTTGGCCCAGGCGTGCCCGCGATAGCGCGGATTCAGGGTCAGCCAGTCCTTCAGACGGTCCGGGTTCGGGTAATACTTTGGCTTTCCTGCCGCCGGGCCGGTTCCCTCCTCGACCATTCGCGCATAAAGTTCGCCGGCCCTGACCTCGCCATGCAGCGGCCCGAGCATATTCACGTTGATCGAATTCAGCAGATGGCCGAATCCGTTGCGCTTCGCAACATTCGCTCGCGCCTCCTGCGCCAGCTCGCGGGCGCCGCGCTCGATCGCCCCGCCCAGCATCCGCCGCACCACGTCCGGCGCCTTGGCCAGCGCATCCCGCGCCGGCTTGTCGTCATAGCGCAGCTCGATCCTCATCGCGCCGCCCTTTGCTCAAATTCGTCCAGCAGCTGCTTGTACAGCACCGCCGGATGCCCGTTGCGCGGCGCGCTCGAAATCCCGTCGCGCAAGGCCACCGGCTTGGTGATGTTGCGCAGCGCCAGCTCGCGGCAGCATTCCGCCTGTGCCCGCAGGATCAGCAGCCCCCGATTGCCGGCCGCCAGCGTCGTATCCCCGGCGTCGTCTCCCAGCGCGTGCGCTGCGAAGTAGAAAAAGCGGTAGTCACTGCCGAGCAGTGCAATCTGCAGCGCCGACGGCGCCGGCAGCAGGATCAGCAGCCCATCGGCGTGCATCACGTCCGGAAGCCTTCCGGGAAAGCTCTTGTCCCACGGCTTGACCGGCGCCGAAACGCCCCACAGCGCCATCTTGAAGCGCAGCAGGTCGACTGGTGCGGCGTATTCAGACTCGCCGGCCACCAGCGTCAGCGACGCCGCCAGCGTCCGCGACGCCGCCGAACCGCCGAACGAACCGATATCCGCCGCCGCCACGTCCAGGCAGCGGTCGAAATCCTCCGGATCTGCCAATACCGACGCCGAATCGTGCAGGCTCGCCTTGAGGTCAGCCCGCAGATCGGCGCGGCTCATCGTCCCCGCCATTTACGCCTCGCCGCCTTCGGTGGCGAAATCATCCGCACGGCGCAGCAGTTCCTCGGCGATCGCCGCCAGCACGCCCTTGCGCTTCTTGCCGGCCTGCTCCAACGCCTCCATCTGCACCAACCACTCACGATTGAGCAAATCCAGCGCGCCCGTCACTTCCGCCACGGTGCCGTCCAGCAACTCGGCCAGCGGATCGCCCGCAGCTTCCTCTACCACCGCCGGCGCCGAAGAACGGAATTCCGGCGGCAGCAGGTCGTCGGCGAAATGCCGCGTCTCGCCCGGCGGAATCATCACCCCGCCGACGAAGATCGGCGATCTTCCCTTGTTCTCTATGGGAACTTGATCCATCAGCTTTCCCTGAAAAATACCCCCGGCCCGAAGACCGGGGGTCAAAGCCTCTGTCAAAGAGGAGGGAGCCATCCTTACGCGGCGCGCGCGACGCGGCCGTTGGTGCTGAACAGCACGATGCTGGTGTAGGCGCCCTTGAGCGGGGTCGGCGTATGCAGCACGACGAACTGGTCGCCATACGCTTCCTTCTTGCCCGTGAAGCGGCCGTTGGAATCGCGCTGATCCTGCAACTCGCCCATCTGCCACGGCTTCATCATGCGGTAGCGGGTATTCCCGCGCTCGCCGATCACCACGCGGGTATCGCCCAACTGCAGCGACGGCGCGAAGCTCTTGTAGTTCGGCACCCCGCGCACGCTGCCCAGGTCGCCGGCCGCCGTCACGGTGAGTCCTCCGCGATCGTACAGCGCCGCGAACTGCGTGGCCTGCAGCACCTGCTCATGCACCGATCCTGACATCACGCCGAAGTTGGCGCGGTAGTAGCGCTGATCCTCGATCACCGAGCGGCGCAGGCCGTAGCGGTACAGGAAGGTATCCCACAGCGCCGGCGTCGTCAGCGAACCGAGGTCCGTATCGAACTTGTAGGCGTTGGTCGAGTAGCTGTACGTCACGGTCAGTACCCAGCCGTTGGTCGGCGTTACCGATGCGCCCAGTTCCGAGACGAAACGGATTTCGCCCAGGTTGTAGTCCATCGTGTAATACGTGCCGGACGATTGCGTGCCGGTTCCGTCGTACTCGGCGCGCACCACGCTGTTCAGCGTCACGACGATCGGATTGACCGTCGACCCCACCTGGCTGCCCTGCAGGTCGTAAATCTTGCGCGGCTTGACCACCGGGAAATTCGCCGTCACGAAAATCTTGTTCGTGCCGTTGACCGTCGCCGTCAGCGTGTCGCTTCCCGCAGCCACCGCGAACTCGTCGCCCGCATTGACCACCTCGTTCATGATCAGGCGCTCCGTATCCTCGCCGATGATCCGCGACGCATTGCGCACGTTCTCCGCCACGCTGTCGAAGTCGATCCGGTTGGCCCCGGTCAGGTAGCGCAGCTCGTCCGACACCTCGAACGCCAGCTTCTGCGGGATCGGGTAGGCAGTATCCAGCGCCTGCTTGATGCCGGCGCGGGCGATGCCCTGGCCTTCATACTTGCGCGTCGAATCGCGCCCGGCCCCGGCCGTATCGCGGTAGCTGTACGGGATCTGCGCGGCAACCGCGAAGTCCAGCGAGCCGACATTGACGAACTGCAGCGAAACCAGCGGGTAAAGCGCCTCGCGGATGACGGTCCGCTCGAACACCGCCGGAACCGACACATCTGAAACCAGCGTATCGCCGCCGGCTAGCATCTTGTGCTCGCGCTGCAGGTCGGCGCCACGGGTGGCATCAAACTGCGCCAGCACCTTCTCGACGAACGCGGCGTTCGGCGAATCCTTCGGCACCGTCAGGCCCAGGCGCTTGTCGACCGCCTCCTGCAGCGACTTAACGGCGTTCGAGTCGTCGACCGTGATATGCGCGTTGCCCCGGAAGCTGAAGCCCTGCGCCGTCAGCTTCTTCGCCGCCTCCAGCTTCTCCTGCATCTTGACCTGTGCCTCGCCCAGCGAACGGACGGAAGCGTCCGACATGTCGCCGGCGATCACCGGAAGCATTTCCTCGGCCAGCGCCTTGCGCACCTCGTCCGGCAACGCCTTGCCCAGATCGTTGATCGTATCGGACAGCAGCTTGCGCTTGCCCTCGGCGGTTTCGCTCAACTTCTTGGCGGCATCGTCGCGCTCGGCCAGCGCCCTGGCCACGGCCGCGTTCACATCGGCAGCGGTCATTCCCTGCACCGTCACATTGACCGGGCCGCTCGCCTCGGCCAGCTTGATCGCCGAAGTCATGAAGCCCTCGCACAACTCGCTGCACTTCTTGTCGTCGGGATCGCCATCCATCGCCGCGCCCAGCGCCGTCACCAGCGAATTCGTCACGCCGTCGGCCAGCTTCAGCTCGCCGCACTTCTTCTTCAGCATTTCCAGGTACTTGGTTTTCATGTCGGAAAGTTCCTTTTTCAAATCGTCCAGTAATTTCGGGTGCAGCACCGTCGCCGCATCGCCGCTCGTTTCGCCCAACGTCACAGGGTCCAGACGCTTGATGCAAGGCCGTGTCACAAGCCCCGCCCCCAGGAGCACGCATCCATGGGGATTTCCCTGTTCGTTGTCGCGCCAATTCTCGTGATATTCGGCAGATAGGTAAGAAAAGCCGCGATTCTTCACCGCGTCCACGCCCATCGGCGTCCACTCCACCCTGGCCCGCAGCCGGTCGCCCTCGACCGCCAGCGCCACCACCTTGCCCGCCGCGCCGCCATCCGGCTTGTGCGCCACGTCAATGAATACGTCCTGCCCGTAGGTGCGCTCGGTGAAGTTCTTCACCATCTCCGCCAGCATCGGCTGCGTGATCGCGAACGCGCCGTAGCGCGGGTCCGAGAAATCCCCCGTCCGCGTCACCGTCACCCAGGAAGAAGGCTGGCCCTCGCCCAGCCGGATCGACTCCGACACGAAACGCACCAGGCGCCCGCCATCTTCGGAAAGCCGAATCACCCGACCTGATCTCTGCATGCCTATCCATCCGCCTGAATTAAGGGTGTCGCAGCGAGTACCGGGGGGGAGGAGAGAGAGGGGGTTCCCGCCACCCACCGCGACAATCGCAGTTTCAGCGGCCCGCACAGGCAAAAAAAGGGGAGGCCGCAGCCTCCCCGATACTGTCAATTCCTACTAATCCGTGGGTGAATTAGTAGACGGAATCACATCAGGCGGTCCAGCGCCGCGCTCACGTTGCCAGCCACCGGGGCCAGCAATTTCTTGACCCCCAGCGCGTCGACCGTCGCATCGTCGTCCATCTGGTCGAGCATCCCGAGAAAGCAGCACAGCGCCTCGCTGGCATCGTTCAGCGTATACCGCGCCTCTTCAAGTCGCTCACTGGCCATGACGTACCCCCATCACGCACACGGTAAAGGGGGCCCCGCCATCCAGTCTATCCAGGCAGGCGCACAGCACATCGCACGAGCAGCGCCCCAGCGCCGCGTAGCGGATCACCCGTCCGGCTTGCCGAATCGTCACATTGAAAGCGCGCATGTCACACCCCCGGCAGTTCAGGTTGCATGACAGTGCGGCCAATCGCATCCAGCGCCGGCACCGGCAAGGCCAGCAGGCGAGAGACGTAGGCCACCTGGCCGTGCAGCGCCGTGCGCATGCCGCTTGCCGTCTCCACCTTCAACTCCTTGAGCAGCGTCAGGCGCAGTCGGTGCATGGAGATGGTCTGCGGAATCGTCATCGGCTTCGCCTCGCGCGGCACTGCCCTGCCTTCCAGCACGTCGAGCACCCAGGCACGGAACGCCTTGGCCTTCTCCGTTCGCGCCAGCATCCCCAACAGGTAACAGCCTCGCGGCGAAAAAATGCGCACCGGCTGCACCCCGCCGGCGGTTTGCAGATCGACGACCTGCGTCATTTCTTCGGTGAATTCGTCGGCGTTGCGGGTATAGAGATCGTGAGTCCCGCGACGGTCTCTCATCTCCAAGGCGTCCGCGATCTGCGGACCCCTTAGCCACGGCACATTGTGCAGATCGACGACATCGAATTCGGTATTCTCAAAAACAAGAACAACGGTTGTGCTATCATTTTTCATGTTGATACCTTTCTTTTGCTGGATTGGTTTGAGACATCGGCCTCAAGGTGTTCAAGCACCTTGGGGCTTTTTTTGCATTACGTTTGCTCACTCTCTTTCCTTTTTGCGTCGCGGGGTATCCGGATTATCCGGTGGACGGCTGGTTTAGGTCGTGTGCGCAATGAGCGCGGATTTGATGCGGAATAACTCCCAGAAAGCAGGGTGCATTCCACGGTCACCGGCCTCCCATTGCTGCCAAACACGCCGTGTTGTATGAACCTGGTCGGCGCACCAGTCCTGCGCGGCAGTGATGCCGATGCTCTTTGCTTCCTGGATGCGCTCCCTGGCAGACTTCACATCTTCCGGTCGCGGCGATTCAATGCCTGGCATTGCGGGCCTCGATGTAGATGTCGCCGGCTTCCCTGGCGATGCGCGATGCCTGCGCCAGGTGCTCCTGGGTCAGTGGTGATGGCTGCGCGACGCATTCGCCATCGAATACACCAGGCTCCCCATCCACCGGAGAGAACTTGAATACCCAGCCATCGCGGTGCGTCGCCGTGGCGGATTCCTGGTCGATGGACCAGCGAGAGCGCCAGCCCCGGTTCGGGTGATTGACCATGTTTGCCTCAAGGAAGAAGCCCCGGCAACCGCCGGGGCATGGCGGTTAGAGGGCGATGATTTCTTCACGCTCGTTGTAAGTCCGACCTTTGCCCGAGTAGTCCATGCGGGTGTAGGCAACCTTGATTTCACCGATGAAGCCGAGCTTGCGAGCCAAGGCGGTGATGGTTTCCTTCTTCCAGAAGCCGGAACGGTGGAAGCTCTCCGGCTTCCAGTCGCTGTTGTAGCGCTCGTCGATGCTCATGGATTCCCAGTTTTCCGGGCGGGTGGTCTTGTGGCCAACAACGACG